TCGACACCTCTGCAATATCGCGGTTGGTTTCCTGTGTCATAATTCCTTCGTTCAAAATTTGCTGGTTTTCTCGCTTGTGGCGCGTGAGGTGCAGGGCGGCTTGCTCGACTGTTCCTGGCGCGTAGAGGCGCAACGCCAGAGCGCGATTTTTAGCCCCGACCCGCCGCACCCGCCCGATGGCTTGTTCCTCCGCCGTTCCGCTGAATTGCGGGCAAAGAAGGGCCGTCCTCGGGGCATTCCCGTGGGTGTCGTGGAGGTCGATGGATTGACCTCCGGCTCCGATTTGGACAACGAGACAACGCAGAACATTGGCTTGAAATCTATCGCGGCTACCCTGTCGCAATTCCTGCGACACCCTGCCGTCAATCGTCTCCGACATCTCACCCAGTAGCGCGGCGGCTTTGTCGATCGACTCGTGGAAATTGAGAAAAAGCACGACGCTCCCGCCCTCCTCAACGATCTCTTTCGCTCGCTCCACAAGGTAGGGGACTTTGATGAGTTCGATCGCTTGTCTCTGCCGGAGATTTTTAACGGCGGCGGGGTCTTCAATGTCGATCATCTCCGAATAGAGCTTGAGGATTTCGTCGCGGTCTTCGCTTGAAAGATGGATCGGCTCGTCGCAGAGCCGGAGTTCGGGAAGTTGATCGGCTAAGACTTCGTCAGGAGTGCGGTTCCCCCGCGTCGTGAAAATCGAGTAGTGCAGGTATTCCATGCGAAGTTTGTTGTGCGTGGTCTTCGGGTCCCATTCGAGCCCGCCCCAGCGTCCGTTCTCCGCGCCCATGTTTCGCACCCAGCCCCAGAACGCCCTAGGGTGAAACAGGCCGAGCTTGGAGCCGATCGCTTTCATGCGAAGCGGGCTTTCCGCCGCCGTTGCTGACAGCATCAGCGTGCGGTAGGGAGCCGCTTCGAGCATCTTGCTGTTCGTGCTTTTGTAGCCCGCGAACATATGAACTTCGTCAACGACCAGGAGGAGTGTTTCAGGAGTCCACTTAAAATCTTTGCCTGACTTTTTGACCCATGGGGTGTTTCCAGCACGGAGCTTTTCAGGGTTTTCAACGAACACCGGCTCGATGCCAAAAGCCTCCAGAGTGGCTTGCCACTTGGCTTTGACGCTCTTTGGGCAGACGACTCCCACGGGTAGCCCGTAGCGCCGCGCCACTTCGCAGGCGATGATTGTTTTACCCCCGCCGCATCCGGTTGCCTCCAGCGAGGCCCCGTTGGCGTCGAGGCTTCGCAGGTTGGCTTCTACGGCGTCTTTTTGAAAGGGGTAGAGGGAGAACCTCATTCCTCCTCGAAGCCCGCAATTTGCGCCGAGCATCGGGCGTAACCGGCGATGTCCACATAGGAATCGCGAGTCGGCGTATAAACAGCCCGAGCAACCTTGAGGAGGATCATCAGGTGGGCCACATCCAGAGCCGAAAGCGGGGCGTTCGGGTCTTTGCGCGACTGGATGTAGGCGTTCCAGTGCGCCGCGATCCGCTCATGGTTGGGCTTGGCTCGGTCGTAATCGCGGCGACGGTCGCCACTGGTCACTTCCAGGGCAGTTTCAAGAATCGAGGTTATGCGGTTATTACTCATTCACTAAAGAAGACTCGCGGAGGATTTCGATAAATTTTTCGGCGGAGAGAACCACGATCCATTCGTGGTCGTTGCGCTTGTGGAAAACGACGGGAATTTTCCCTGGCTTTGCGTCGCGCTGGGCTTGGGAGAGCCACTGGTAGGGGTTCCCCGCCTCCACCCGCTTGCACTCGATATGCAGCGGCAGAGAGTCGCACACGACATCGCTTTCGGTCAGACCGAAGCGCCCTTGCGAGAACTGAACCCCACGCTTCGCGGGGAACCCCTGTTCCGTCAAAAATCCGGCAAGCTCTCGCTCGCCCCGTGCGCCTTTGGCGCGTGAATTGATCCGCTTCATAGATTGAAAAGCGAAGTCCTCCCGTTGGCCCAACGCGCAATCTCGCTTTCCTGGTAGAGAAATTTTCGAGGGCCGAGTTTTTTGTAAGGGAGTCCGAGGTTGTCTCGCCAATAAACGAGGCAGTTGCGGTGGACTTCTTTTCCCATCAGTTCCGAAAGTCGTTTCACGACCTCCGAGGCGCTGTATGTTTGGTTCGGGTCGCGTTTGCCCGCTGCCGCTCCCGCGATTTCCAACCGCACTCTTCCTTCCCCGAGCGGGGTCGCGGTGAACGAGCGGCAATCAATAATCATGGTGGTCATAGTCCGAGGAATTTTCTGAGGGCTTCGCGAATAATCGCGGATACCGACATTCCGGTTTTGTCCTTCTCACGAGCCAGACCCCTTTCGAGGTCTGGATCGGAGGGGAAGGATCGAATGAGTTTAGGGTTCGCTGGTTTCTTCTCCATTCAGGCTGGCTTTGAGTTCTTCGGGTTGATCCTCATAAGCACGCACACCGTCTTCCACGAAAAGCAGAGCCAGCTTTTCGGGCGTTGAATCCACGAACCGCGCCAAGGAGAGGAGCGAGGTGGAGGATGCGTTTGTGAGGGTTATCTGAATCGTCATATATGTTTGAGGTTGTTAGGTTATTACTTTGGGGTTTTAGGCTCTGATGAGCATGGTTTTGTTCTGCGGGAAACTATTTCTTGAATTGCTTCTGGAGGTGCTTGGCAAGTTGGATGATCTCGGGGTCCATGTTTTCCTCCAACCGCTCGTTGGCGGTAGCGCCTTGTTTTTGAGCAAGTTTTTTGGCGGACGAGCGGAGGACGCCGCTAGGGTCTTCTTGTTTTAGGAATTGCTCGGTGGCTTTGCGGGTCAAGGCGCTGATTGTCACGCCCTGCGTGGCCGCAAGGATTTTCATGGCTTTGTGAACTTCTATCTCTTCCACATACGAGACGCGGAGTGAACCTTGTTTGAGTTGATTTGGCATTTTAGTCTTTCAGTTGTTTGGTTGTTTTGGTTAATACCGTGTTACCGGCATCAGCAACCTTCTACCAAGTTATTAACCCGTCAAGGGATTTTTCCTTAGCAAAACACCTTACTTTTTCGGGCGTGATCGAGAACCAATCTTCTGCCGCGATGCGGCTCACGAGGGCCTTGTAGTGCTCGTTGAGCATACGCGGCGAGTTACCCGCGACCTCTGCGGTGTGCGAGGCGCTGCGGTGAAGCGCCAAATGGTAGGAGCAAAATGAATGGCGCAGGGCATTGCTCTTGGTAGTCACCCCGACGGCCTTTAATTTTTCCTCCGCGAGAGGGAAAACTTTTGATCTCGGGAAAATGGAGTCCTCGCTCTTTCCTCCGAACTCTTGCAGCCATGCCGCCAGATTATCGGGGATGTCGATGGTTCGCCCTGTGCGGGTTTTGGTGATCTCCGGTCCGAGGCGGATCATCTTCTCCTCGAAAAGCACATTTCGGTATTTGAGTTTTTTGTGACTCGCTTCCGCGCTACGCGTCCCGCCAAACGCCATCAGTGCCAGATAAGGCAGGTAGTATTTCGGAGCGACAATGAACAACCGGCAGAGTTCCTCCGGCGTGTAGTATTCGGGAGTCGTCGCGTTTAGTTTCCCAAAGTTCGCTTCGATCTCCACTTTGTCCTCGGAGATGAAGCGTTGTTTTCTCGCGAACCGAAGGATCGTTGAGAGCGTTCCGAATAAATTGTATTTCGAGCGATCCGAGTATTTGGGCGATCGGTTCAAAAAGTTCAGATACTCCTCGGGCGCGATCGTGTCGATGAACCGGCTCCCGAACTCCGGCTCCCACACATTGCGGTGGTGGCGGAGCGTCTGGTAGTAGCGGTCGGAGAGTTTTCGTTCCTCGCTCTTTTTGTAAAACAGGTCGAAGACCTCGGTGAAGGTTTTCGGATTGCGGTCCGTGTATTCGTGGAACTTCAGATAGAACTCCACTGCCGCGTGCATCGGTGTCTTGCCGAGCTTGCGAGCGCATTCGGTGAAGTAAAAGACATCCTCGCCACTCAAGCCCGTGGCGGCCCCGTCACTCTTCACGAGATTTTTTACGATGCGCTCTGCTTCGGCGAGCGCGGCAGTCTCGTCCGAGTAGTCGCGGCGATGTCCTTTCTTTCCCACGCGCCAGGAGAGGCGGTGCCGCGTGTAGCCGCCGTGCGTGGATTTTTTCACGCGGACTTGAATGTGCCCGCATTTCATTACGCTGGTCGCGTCGTCAATTTTGTCGGTTCGGATTTTCATTTTTCGGTGTTTTGGTTGTTCGTTTTGTTGCTCACTTTTGCCCCAAAAACTTGGGGGAAAGTTGGGGAAAAGGTGTAATAACCTTGCACAACTGTATACAACCCGAAAGAAAAAACCCGTAGGCTTGCGTAGGAGAGTTTAGATTTTCCCCCAAGAAATTTGGGGCAAAAAAATGCGGAGCCTACGGGGCTCGAAATCGTGTTGAAAATTGCACAAACAGTTGAAAGCATTTATTTTATGTAAAATTGATTTTGACTCTTCCCCAAGTTAGACCTACTTTCCCCCAGAATGGTTCAAAAAAAGTTTGGGATTTTTGTCGATGACGGAAAAACCCCGATCCCAAAAAACAGCGTCGTTCGCTATGGATATGTTTATCCTCCGGGCACCGCGGATTGGACGATCGAGCTTCATGCGTATCGAGCCCTAGCAAAAGACGGGACGCCGCGAGAGGAAAATTTCAAGCGCGCGGCGATGATGTTTTTCTCCAAGAAATCGGAGCCGTTTATCTGGCACCCGTGGGCCGAGGATATGCTCTATGAGTGCTGCTACTCGCAGTTCGTGGGCTTCGCTGGCTGCGGCTCGTCGGGCAAATCAGATTTCATGGCGGTGTGGATTCTTTTGAATTGGCTCGCTGCGCCGTATCACACGCTCGGGCTCCTGACCTCGACCTCGATTCGTGATTCCAAGAAGCGTGTTTGGGGCGCGGTGGCCCGCTACTGGCCTGCGATTGCGCCTGTCGCTCCGGCGAAGCTCACGGACACGCCGACTCCGGCGATCTATGTGATGCGCGACAAGGTTCGCATGGAGCAGGCAGGCGTGTATCTCATCCCCGCTGAAGCCAAGAAGACGAATGAGGTGACGGGCAAGATGCGCGGCATGAAAGCGCCGCGAGTCTTTCTAGCGGCGGATGAGTTGTCCGAGCTATCGCATTCTCTTTTGGACACCGCGATGTCGAACCTCGCGAACAACGCCATTCTCCACATCTGCGCGGCGGCAAACCCCGTTTCATATTACGATCCATTTGGAAAATTCGTGGAGCCGACTGCGGGCTGGGGAGCAATCTCGGTCAACGACGACAGGTGGGAGACGAAGCTTGGTGGGGTGTGCTTGCATTTTGATGCGATGCGGAATCCGAATTACCTCGCGAGGGAAAACCTGTGGCCGATTCAGAAATGGGAAAAAATCGAGGAAGCGGTCGATAGGTTAGGGGAAGACTCTCCGATGTTCTGGCGCGACTACCGAGGGTTTTGGGCTCCGCAGGGCGTGAGCAAGGCGATCTACTCCGAAACGGAAATCGTCAAATTCAAAGCGGACCAGCCTCCGGTCTGGCAAGGCGCGACGACGCGGATCGCGGGCGTGGACCCTTCGTTTGTTTCTGGTGGCGACCGCTGCGTGCTGTTCATTGGGTCGTATGGCCTGAACCGAGACGGCATTGAGCAGGTATCATTTGATACATTCCATTTTATTGAGGACGACGCTTCATCGTCAGACCCGCGCACATTCCAGGTGGCCGAGAAGATTGCAAAGATTTTGCGGCGCGAGCGGGTGGAGCCCTACCATCTCGGCGTCGATGTGACAGGTGGCGGAGTGCCGTTCTGTGACGCCCTTTCCCGCGTGCTGGGGTCGAATGATTTTTTGCGCGTGCATTTCGGGGGCTCTCCGAGCGACCGCTCGCTGTCGGCCTACGACCCCACGAAGGCTGGGGACAAATATGTGAATCGAGTCACAGAGCTGTGGTTCGGCGCGAAAGAGTATTTGCAGAACGGACAACTGCGCGGGATTAACTCGGACCTTGCCCAGGAGATGACGGCAAGAAACTACGAGACTCGAAAATCAGGGGGCATGAAGTTGTGCGTGGAGCCGAAGAGCGACATGAAGGCGCGGATGGGAAAATCCCCCGACATCGCCGACGCGGCGTTTGTTTTGTTGGAAGTCGTGCGCGAGCGAATGGGGCTACGCCCCCCGCAGGAAAGTGCAGGGCGCGCGGTAAGGCCGTGGCGAAAAATGATGAGACGCTTTGATGTCAAGGCAAATTCAACTTGCCTTTTGGAGGTGTAGGTGTAATAAAAGTATAACCTATGGAAGCCGTTGAATACCCGTTGACGATTGAGCAGGGCTCCACTTTTCAGAAGCAATTTCGCTGGAAGGTGGACGGGCAGGTTATGAACCTCACGGGTTATACCGCCAAGATGCAGATGAAGAAAAATTACGGCGGCGTGGTGGCTTTTGAACTCAGCACCGAGAACAGCCGGATTTTGTTGGGCGGCGCTGGAGGGACTGTTTCCCTAGAGCTTGCACCGCAGGAGACGGCAGGGTTGCCCGCTGGGAATTATGTTTACGATTTGGAACTGACCAACGGCGGCGTGGTGAGGAAACTCATTCGCGGGACGGTGGTTGTCGTGCCGGAGGCAACGATCTAATATGGCTGAGATTATCGAAATTATCGGCTCCGGCTTGACCGGCCCGCAGGGACCTCAAGGATTGCCCGGATTGAACGGTGCCCCAGGGGCGGCGGGCGCGGCGGGCCCTCAAGGGCCGGAAGGGCCAATCGGGCCTGTTGGCCCGAAAGGCGATAAGGGCGATCAAGGCGATCGCGGTTTGCAGGGTCTTAAAGGCGATAGTATTGTTGGACCCCAGGGCGAGCCCGGCCCTCGCGGTTTGGTTGGAGCCGCTGGCGCTCCTGGCCCCCAAGGGCCAAAAGGCGATCGCGGAGGTGACGGCCCAGTCGGCCCCGCCGGATCAATGGGCCCTCGCGGTTTTCAAGGACTTCGCGGCGACCCCGGACCGCAGGGCATTGAGGGCCCTCGCGGATTGCAAGGCCCGGCTGGAGAACGCGGCCCGGAAGGACCACAAGGAATTATGGGGTTACGCGGCTACACAGGTCCGCAGGGTCCGCAGGGCGAAGTTTCTAAAGGTTCGGTCATGGCGTTTTCTATCGCCCTAGGGGGAGTTTAAGTGAAGCAGCAGTTTACCGGCAGCTACACGCTAGATGTCGCGAGCCGGACGATTGTGTTGTCGGGCATCGAAATTCCGCCCGAGCGGCTGGCGGTTGTTATCAATTCCACGGTCGGGTTTGTTTACCACAACATTGAGCATGAGCCTACGGCCACGGTGGCGGTTTCTGGCGGGGACACGACCATTGTATTTCCGCAGTATAAGGACTGCTCGACACATCGGAACTCGGACGCGCTTTCGATATTCTATGACGACGGGATTGATCTCGGGCAGTTGATAAAAGACGAGAGCGACGAAACACAAGGGATTCTTTCAGATATTCATAGCGAGTTGGAGGAAGCCAACGCTACGCTGACGGCTTTTAAGGCCGAAGCGAAGTCTGAATCTGATGAGACTCAAGGGCTTCTTTCTGACATCGAGACTGAGATAGCTGACGCGAACGCTACATTGGCGGCTTTTAAGACCGAGGCAAAGGCCGAATCGGATGAGTTGCAAACTCTCCTAGGTAGCAAGCTCCCTACCTTCACTGAAGGCATGGTGCCGATCGAATTTTTAGGTATGCTTGAGCCGTCCAACGGTGTTGATGTGAGCTATGTGGCGGGCGGTTACGGCCCATCACAGATTATTTTTTCCAGGGGTAGCGTAACTTTGAAGACTCTGAATCTGACCTACGGAACCTCCGGCGACTCCCTTGGAAAGGTTATTTCTATTACCCCCGCGCCATAATTCACTTGCTTTTTGGCTTGACTGGTGTAATAAAAACATAACCGCGTAAGATGAAGCAACAATTTAAGGGCACCCACACTTTTGATGTTGCGAGCAGGACTATTACCCTGCTCGGCATTGAGATTCTGCCCGAGCGTCTGTTGCTGGTGGTGAACTCTACGGTTGGTTTCGTTTATCACAATTTCGCCGCTGACCCGAACGCGGACATCACGATTACTGGCGGAAATACGGTTATTGTTTTTCCGCAGTATAAGGACTGCGATACGCACCGAGCGACGGACGCCCTCTCGATTTTCTACGATGACGGAGTTGATCTTGGGAAGCTCATCAAAGATGAGAGCGATCAAACTCAAGTCATTCTAACTGATATTCAGTCCGAGCTTGAGGATGCGAACACCACGCTCACTGCGTTCAAAGCCGAGGTCAAATCTGAGTCAGACGCCACTCAAGTTATCCTTTCGGAGATTAAAACCGAACTCGACACCGCGAGCACGACACTGACGGATTTTAAGACGGAGGTTAAGACAGAGTCGGACGAAACTCAGGCACTTCTCGGAACCAAGCTCCCCGATCCGGTGGCGGGGCGCATCCCTGTCGAGACCCTAGGGAAATACGAGCCTACAAATGACATTACGATCAATATGTCCTACGGCTCGTTTGGCATGAGCCAAGTGGTTTTTTCTAAGGCGGGGACGACGCTTAAAACCCTCAACATGAATTACGACGCCCAAGGTAACTTGGTGAGCGTCATCCCGACATGAGGTTTTTCTTCAACCCCGTCTCTGGTCAGTTGAACGCGGGGCCGCCGCCAGAGATCGTTTATTCCGACACGGCTCCGCTGTATCCGTTAGAAGGCTCGCGCTGGTTTGATACGATCAATTTGCGTGAGTATGTTTATACGGGGACAGCGTGGGTGGAGAGCGGCGTCGGCCCAGCCGGAGTAAAAGGCGATACGGGGGATAAAGGGGATAAGGGCGACATCGGAAATGTTGGCCCTGTTGGGCCGCAGGGTCCGGCTGCGACGGTTGCGGTAGGCACGGTGACGACGGGAGCCGCTGGAACCAACGCTTCGGTGTCCAACTCCGGCACAAGCGGAGCGGCAGTTTTTGATTTTACAATTCCCCAGGGCGCCAAAGGCGATACGGGGAACATTGGGCCGCAGGGGCCACAGGGGATTCAGGGCGTGAAGGGCGACGATGGCGCGAGTATCGCCCTGAAAGGCGCGGTGGCAACCCCGGCTAACCTCACTTCGATCGCGGTCAAAGTTAAAGGAGACCTGTATGTCGCCCAAAGCGACGGCAACGGTTATGTGTGGGATGGCTCTACTTGGGTCAATGTGGGTCAGATTCGCGGGCCGAAAGGCGACACGGGCGCTCAAGGCCCCGCAGGTCCGGCTCCGTCGGGCACAGGCGCAGTGGTGGTGAGCAATGGCGTCGCGGGAACCCCGGTGGGGTATGGCACGACCAACATTGCCAGCACGCTTGTTCAGCGCGATGCTTCCGGTAATTTTTCAGCAGGCGTCATTACGGGTAATTTAACCGGCAATGTAACGGGAGGCGTCACAGGCAATGTGACAGGAAATGCCAGCACGGCTTCCAAATTAGCCACCGCGCAGACGATCAATGTCAGTGGCGATGTCACCGGCACCGCCCAGAGTTTCGACGGTAGTGCCGCGATTACGATCCCCACAGCGATTGCGCCTGGAGTAATTGTGAACGCCGACATCAACGCCGCCGCCGCGATTGCCGATACCAAGCTCGCTACGATTTCAACGGCTGGAAAAGTTTCCAACTCCGCCACCACCGCGACCTCGGCGAACACCAACAGCGCGATTGTGGCGCGGGACACGAACGGCAATTTCTCGGCTGGCACGATTACTGCCGACTTGTTCTCTGGAAACGCCAGCACAGCCAGCTCCGCCGCAAAGCTCACGACGGCTAGGAATATCAACGGGGTGTCTTTTGACGGAACGGCGGACATCACAATTTCTGCCGCCCCTACGAATCACACCCACGGCAATATCACAAACGCGGGCGCGATCGGCACAACCGCGAGCTTGCCGATCATAACCGGCACGGGCGGCGTCCTCCAAGCAGGCTCTTTCGGAACGACTGCTGGCACTTTTTGCCAAGGCAATGATTCGCGCATACCTGGTCCGTGGGTTACACGGACATCCGCTTACACCGCCGTCGCGGGCGACCGGATCGTGGCGAATACCACGGCTGCCGCTTTTACAATCACGCTCCCCGCGTCTCCCGCTAACTACGCGGAAATCGTTTTTGCCGACCACTACAACCAGTGGGCAACTCGCAACCTGACGATTGCTCGCAACGGACAAAACATCGAGGGTCTCGGCGAAGACCTCGTCTGCAATGTCGCGGGGGTTCAATTTACCATGAGATATGAAGGAACAACCTGGAGGATATACACATGAATCTAAGCAGCATTAAACCCAATTTCAGCACGGCTAATACGGCAAATACTTTGGTCCAACGGGACGCGAGCGGAAAAGTCGCTGTTTCTTTGGCGAATAGCGCCATTACTGGAGAGACCGCTCTGACTGCGGTGGCGGGGGATGACGCTATTTTAGTTTCTGACACTTCGGCTGCCGCTGTTAGAAAAGTTGCAATCAATGACTTACTTACTTTTATGAAAGCAAATACAACTTCACAATTAGCTATTGTTACTTTTACCTGCGGGATTGGCTCTGGGGACAACCTTCCCGCGAGCATGTCGTTGGCTTACAACCCGTTTGGATTGGCGGTAAGTGTAAACTCTAACCGAATACAGTTGGGCTCTGGGAATTGGCAAATAGAGACTGTTTTTTCTGGGTATTACCAGAGTTGGAGCGGATGGTTAGGCGGAATGTATTCAGATCAAATCTTAAAATCAAAGTTAGAAATCGACGGAGGTAACATAACAGTTACTCTGGACGGGTCTGGCCTTTATACTACCACTGGGTCTGCCGGTCTTGGAGGCTTAGGCCGCGACACATCTGACTCAGTTGTTCAGGTTAAAGTGACGACAACTGGCTATGTGACTCCAATTAGAAACATTTCAAATGTTACCGGCGGCATCGGAGCTTTGGGTGGAAGCCGATGCACATCTTATGTTTACAAAATCTGAAGCATGAGTTTTTTGAAATACTTCTGCCCTCATTTTTGGAAGAGTAAAAGGGAACTTGTTTTCCACAACAAGCTCCCCTACGGGCATCTAACAACTCAGATTTTAGATGCGGGGAAAGTAAAAAGGCAGTGGCTCAAGAAAGCCTTCAATGATTACCACAATAGGCTGTCGCAGAGCGAGCCCTTATCTCCTGTCTCCACTGCGGCGAAGTGCTTGGGGATTCAACAGTTGATGAACACGGGGTTTATCATCGAGTCTCATGTCGATTTTGGGATCAAGCTCTCGGAAGATTTCAGCGAAATCCGTGTGGATTGCAATGATAAGACGGTCTTGAGCTTCATGGACCCTGGATTGTTGGCGGACCACATGACCCCGCCCAAAGGCGCCTCTAAGAGAATAATTCGTTTTACAACGCCATGGCATTTTTCAGCTCCGAAAGATGTAGTCTTTCTTATGCTGCCTGTTTTTTATGCTGACGACGCTCGGTTCAGTGTTGTGCCTGGCGTTCTCGATCCGCTGTATTCCAAAGACATCCATGTCATGCTTTGGTGGTTTTCGGAAGATTACGAAGAAATCAAAGTTCACACGCCTCTTGCACAACTCATTCCTGTCCCAAGGAACCAGTGTTACTCTTCTTGGCGGATGGACGACAAAGTTCCTGAAAAACGGATGCAAAAAATTGACGCTCTGTTAAGTTATAGTAAGCGTCATAAATGCCCGTTCTATGGAAAAGAGTTTAAGCAAATGGCCGAAAATCTTTACGACGAACAATAAAAATTTATGGAAAAGATCACAATACCTAAAGCGTATATTTTTAGTTTTAGACCTGTGGAGGGCGGCGTAGAGCTTGATCTCCAAGACGCAGAGACCCGTGAAGTGTTCTTCACGGCTCCTGAAGTGTATGAAAACGAAGTTGAAGCCTTAAACAAAATCAATGTTTGGATCGAAAACAATAGACTGCACACCTGGGATTCTTTACGCGCTAATCGCAACCAACGCTTGTCGCAAAGCGACTGGACTCAACTCGCCGATGCTCCGCTCACCCAAGAACAAAAGAATGCTTGGGCTGCTTATCGGCAAGCCCTTCGCGATGTGCCATCCAGCGCCTCCACTCCAGAAGAAGTTGTCTGGCCGCCGACTCCGGTGTAATAAAAACATAAGATGCTCAACTTTCCATCCAGCCCCAACATTGGCGACATCTACACCTACGGCGTTCGGTCGTGGGTGTGGTCTGGCGCGGTGTGGTCGGCGGCTCCTTCCTCCGGGCCTCCGGGCGTGGAGGGACCCCCAGGGCCACAGGGACCCGAAGGACCAGAAGGCCCCCAGGGACCCGCCGGAAGCCAGGGCGATCCAGGCCCCGCAGGGCCTCCAGGCCCCGCCGGACCCGCTGGCGCACCAGGCGATCCAGGGCCTCCAGGGCCAGCCCCTTCAGGCACCGGCTTTGTATATGTGGAGAGTGGCGTGGCTTCCTCCACTTTGGACTTTGATGCCGGAACTTTTTGACTTTTCCCAGAACCAGCAGTAATAACCACATAACCCAACCCAAATAAAACAACATGGCTAATCCCAACCTCAAAGTCGTCCGCCGCCGCTTGTCCGGCGCGGTCGGTGCCCCTTCCGACATGGAAGCGGGGCAGATCGCAATAAATTCCGTTGACGAAAAAGTTTACATTCACAATGGCACTTCCGCAATTCCTGTGGCGGGCAAGGGCGAGTTCGTGGACAAGGGCTCCGAACAGACCGTCACCGGCAAGAAGAATTTCACTGCAATCACGGTTTCCACGACCCCTGCGGATGCCAACGACGCGGTTCGCAAGACCGATCTTGATACTGAGGTCTCTGCGCTCCAGAGCGCCATCACGACCGAGGCGACAACCCGCGAGCAAGCGGACGACGCCCTCGGCCTTCGTATCGACGCCCTAGGGAGCGCCTTCAACTATGTTGGCACCATCAACGGTGGAGCAAACTCCGGCGCGGCGACCGACCTCTCGGCCCTGACTGAAAAAGACGCGGGCGATTACTACAAAGTCGGCACCGCGGGGCACTTCGTCCTCGCTCCGGCAGCTTCGTTCTTCGCTAACAGCGGAGACGGCCTTGTCTTCAACCTCACGGGCGGCATCGACAAGATCGACAATACCAACTCGAATGTCTCGGGCACCGCGAACGAAATCGCCGTGACCGGCTCTACCGACACGGGCTACACCGTGGCGATCGACGCCGCTTTCTCGGGCCGCGTGACTGCGCTGGAGACCACCGCCTCGAACCTCGGCACCATTTCCACGCAGGACGCCGACGCGGTCGCCATCACAGGCGGCACGATCAACGGCACGGCGATCGGCGGAACGACTGCGGCGGCGGGCGCGTTCACCACGCTTACAGCTTCCTCGACCGCGACCCTGAACACCCTTGCCAGTTCCGGCGCGACCCTTACGGGCGGCACGATCGACAACATGGTCATCGGCGGCACCACTGCCGTTGCCGGTTCGTTCACCACGGTTTCGGCCTCTGGAAATGTGACCTTCAGTGGCAACATCGTGGGTGACGGCTCGACCGAAATCACCGACTGCATCATTGACGCGGGAACATTCTGATGGGTTATAGTAGAGTATCACTGCTAAAAAGCGAGGTCGTGGGGCAACTCCCCACGGCCTCTGCCATGGCCGTCGGCGAGTTGGCGGTCAACTATGCTGACAAGAAAATTTTTGGCAAACACCCTGGCTCCGGCGCAGTCGTGCAGATTGCGGCCAGCACATCCCACAAATCGACCCACGCCACAGGTGGCGCGGATGCTTTGTCGCCTGCCGATATTGGCGCAGTAGCCAACGGCGGTGGCGCATCCACCATCTCCGTCATGACTGAAGCCGCCTACACAGCCCTACCGACCAAAGATAACAACACAATTTATATCTTGATATGATTCTTAATCAGGCGAAAAGAATCGAAAAAGGCACTACCGATGTCATGGCAGTGTATCGGGGCACGACGCTTGTATGGTCTGCGGCCAAGGAAGAGTTGTGGACTTTCGCCTCTAGTGTGTCTAGCGCGATCACTGGCTTCCGTGCCGTTTTTACGGGGGCCGTAAACCTCCTCCTCGGCAATACATCCACGGCCCTCACTAGCAACGCCACGACCAATCACAATGTCTCCTCCGGCACGCCGACTCTTTCGCTTTCCTCGCCCGCCAGCGTCACCAGCATCGTTTGCGGCACAAGCTCTCCTAAGTTGGGCGGCACGATAGATGTTTCGTCATTCCCGAACCTCACCAGTATCACTTGTGCGGGTAACGGCATCACCAAGTTCCAAGGCTACGGCGCGCTTACAAATCTGATTGAGATAAATTTAAGCAACAACGAACTCAATCAAGTCGGATTTGAGACTCTCTCCAACAAGCCGGGGCTGCGCACGCTGAATTTTTCGGGCAGCGTAAGCAATCAATACATAAATTGGACAGGAGCATTCCCAGACCTCTCGGCTATTACAACTCTGGCCACAGTCAATATCAACAACTCCTCATTGACGGGCAGCAATCTGAATCTCTCCGCGCTGACGAATCTCGCGACTTTATCTATCCACTCCAACCTACTGTCCGGCGCATTCCCTATTCTCCCCACTGGAGCAAGCTCGAAGATTGTTTCCATAAATGTAGGTCAGAACAAATCGACACGCTTCACAGGGACTCCGCCGCTCCTCACGGATCACCCTTTTTGCACTAGCCTTGCGTATTCCAACAATGACGCTACTGGCCCTATACAGAGTTTAAGTGTGCGCCCGACGCTGACGAATTTCTGGTGCAGTGGGAATTTTCACACTGGAAACATCCCGAATCTTTCTTCCAACACCGCCCTTGGCGTATTCCGCGCAAATGGTCAGAGAGGCACAACCAAACTCACAGGCTTCGCAGGCGGGACGGTATCCGCGACGCTCGGAGATTTTTGGGCAAACGATAACCAACTCACCGCTTCTGCCGTGAACGCCATCCTCGCCGCATTCGTCGCCGCAGGGCGCTCGGCAGGGACGCGCGTTCTTAACCTTGGCGGCACAGGCAATGCAGCCCCGACAGGTCAAGGAATCACCGACAAAGCCACCCTGCAAAGCCGAGGTTGGACAGTGACGACTAACTAATATGCAAATCATCAAACAGCCCAACGAAGTCGAGACTGCGCCGGAGCAGTGGTGGTTTATCTACGACGAATCCGCGCTTACCCTAGTGTTGCCCCCAATGCAGTGCAGCGGGCGCACCTCCTCCCCGCACACCATGGTTGTCTGCGAAACTGAGGAAGAGTGCCGCGCTGAAGTCGCCCGCTTGGGCTTGAAAGAAGAACAGCAATGAGCGACCTCGGAAAACATTTCGACCTCGTCCTCAAAATCGCCACGACGGTCGCCCTCCTCGCCGTGGCCCTCCTCGGCACGAAATTCGTGACCAAGGAGGAGTTCGTCGCCGCAAATACCCGCATCGAGAAAATCGAAGCCGTCCTGATCCGCATGGAACAAAACGCGGTCACTGACGCACGGCACGACAACCTGCTTAACGACCACGAAAACCGCATCCGCGCTCTCGAACGCAAATGAGTAAAGTCCTACTATTTTGTATCACATTAGTTTTTACCGGCTGTGTCAGCGTCCCTATCCCTCCGATCGGCGATCGCGTGGGAGAATTAGGCAACCTCAAACTCAGCGTCAAAGTTTCCTACGAACCCAAATCCTCCCCCGAACGACCGCCGAGCGATTCCATGCAATTTGCCTGGGAGCAATTCGGCTTAACGCAACCCAAACTGTTAAAAGACAAATGAAAATCGTAAACATCCTCATCGAACGGCTTAGTGAAAATTCCACCTGGCGCGGGCTGATCCTCGTGGGCACCGCCCTGGGGCTCAAGCTGGAGCCCGAGCTTCAGAACCAAATCGTGATGGCGGGCCTCTCTTTGGTCGGCCTCATCAACATCGTTCGCAAAGAAAAGAAGTGATTTGACAACCGAGCAAATCCAACGGATGCAGCGCCGGATCGGCGTGGTGCCGGACGGGTTCTGGGGCCCCAAGTCCCAGGCCCGTTGCCGCGAGCATCTGCGCTCGCTGATGCCGAGCCCGAACCCATGGCCGCACTCCACGCAAGCGGCGCTCCGTGAGTTCTATGGCGAACCTGGGGATGAATCGAACCTTGTCACGATCGAGTTTCCATTCCCCATGTATTACGGCGGGAAGCTCGTCAAAAAATCCCGCTGCCATTTGAAGGTCGCGCCCTCCCTGACACGGGTTCTCCAAGCGATCGGGAGCCTGCACGGCAAAGATCGCGAGGTGATGGAAGAGGCCGAAGACTATGGCGGTATCTTCAACTTTCGACAAAAACGCGGCGGAAACTCGTTTTCTGTCCATGCTTGGGGGGCGGCAATCGACCTCGACGCCGACGACAACACTTTTCGAGACACCTGGCCGCTGAAGGCCGATATGCCCCTGGAGATCATGGAGGCTTTCGCCCGCGAAGGCTGGCAGAGCGCCGGAGCCTTCTGGGGCTACGACGCCATGCACTTCGAGGCGACCCGCCCTAGGGCTTGAATTTATGCCAAAAAAACCCGCAGCCAACAATGTGTGGCAGGAGATCGAACGCTCCTCCACGACTCGCGCCCACCGCTCCGAGGTGGACGACCTGAAGAAACAAATCGCAAGCTACCAGCAGGCGATCGAAGAGTTGAGCGCCAGCATGGATGTCGCGTCCCTGCTGAAGGAGTCGCCCGCAAGCAACCGCACCTACGCCATCGAGCGCAAAGGCAAATCCTCCACGGAATCCGCCGCGGTTGTCGTAGCGAGCGATTGGCACTGCGAGGAATCGGTCGATCCCCGCACGGTCTCGCACCTCAACACCTTTAACTTGGAGGTGGCCGATCAACGCATCGAGCGGTTTGCCAAGTCGGCGATCCGACTCCTCGAAATCCAGCGCGGCGGCTGCGACATCCCGATCTGCGTTCTCGCGCTGTTGGGCGATTTAATGTCCGGCTTCATTCACGAGGAATTGCGGGAGGAAAACGAACTTACTCCCACGCAGACTGTTCTGTGGCTCAAAGAGCGCGTGGCGAAATTCATCAACACCTTCCGCAAAGAGGGAGGCTTTGACCACATCATCATTCCCTGCTCGGTGGGCAACCACGGGCGCACCACAGTCAAGCCCCGCCATGGGACGAGTTGGAAGAACTCCTACGAGTGGCTGCTGTATAAGATTCTGGAGCAAGAGATCACCGACAAGGTGACATGGGTGATCGGGGAATCGTATCACACCTACCTCGATGTTTATGGTAAAACATTTCGTCTGCATCATGGTGATGGACTGAAGTTTATGGGGGGCGTGGGCGGTTTGACCATACCCGTAGAAAAGGCGATTGCGAACTGGAACAAGGGCCGCGTGGCCGACCTCGATATTTTCGGGCATTGGCATCAAAGCCAACAAAATCCGAAGTGGGTATCGAACGGGAGTCTCATCGGCCACAACGCCTACTCCATCGCCATCAAAGCGCCCTATGAACCGCCCCAGCAAACGCTCTTTCTTTTCAATGCGAAGCGCGGACGCACGGGCACTTGGCCCATCTTTTTAGAAGATTAACCCAACAATCTATGAATCCTTGGAAAGCCCTCGTCGTTAAACACAAAGCCAAAAGCGTGAAGCCCATCCCCGAAGGGTGGTTGACCCGCGCCCAAGTCGCCGAAAAGCTCGGATGCTCGGAGTCCCGAGTGAACGAAAACCTCCGATCGGCGATCAAGGCCAAAGATGTTTTGATGGATAAATTTGCGGTTTGGGACGCCCTCGAAGGCAAGGTCGTTTCGATCCCCTGTTATTCGATCGCCGCCCGCAAAACCTCGGATGCTGCTCCGGCGAAAAGCAAGCCGGGGCGCTGGCCTTTCCCTGTGGGGACAAAAGTGCGCCGGTATGACAGCGCCCAAACGGGGGTCGTGATTTCAGGCGCGCGCGTCGAATGGGCCAGTGGAGCAATTAGCACTCCCAAGGGAAGCACGACCAGGAAGATTCTCGCAGTGTGAAAAAAACCTCTGGCAGGGTCCGAATCCGTGGCAAGTGGTGGAAAATCGAAATCAAGCGCCTTGCGCCGATTAAAAAAGATGGGCACTGGTCTTCCCTTCACGGGCTCTGTGACTACGCCCAACGGACGATCTACCTGAACCCGCAGTTCAATATGAAAGCCACTCTCCGGCATGAAGTAACCCACGCCTGCCAGCCCGATCTCGACGAGCCCACGGTGGAGGAGATCGAAGACGCCCACGAAAATGCCGACAAAGTTTTTGAAAAATTGGTTGCCGGTTGTTAATAACCTTGTAGAATAATAACCCATGCTGCTTGTCATTCCGTTCTCGCAAAAAGCCCTTCCTCTGTATCAGCACCTTTTCTCCCTAGGGGGCGTGGCGATGCACGATGTCCTGCTGGTCGGCGGGAACCGCGATGTGGCCGAGATCGAAAAGGCGCTCAACATTTTGAAGGGAGCTTTTGCGAATGCGGACATTTTCACAGGCGACCAGACCTACACCTCGCGCAACAAGCTCTTTCACGACACCACGCACTACCTCGACCTCGTGGGATGCACCGACCCGTGGTATTGGTTCGATGAGACCTGTTGCCCGCTGCGGCCCTCGTGGCTGACGGAAATCGCGAAGGAGTATTTCGCCGCGAAGATGCCTTTCCTCGGAGCCACCGAGCCGAGCGTGGAGCGCGACCCTGCCACAGGGAAGATGCGGCAGGAACCCCCGCGGCTCATCGCCTCTTCGATCTACCCGCCCGACCTTTACCACCGCTCGGCCCTCGTGCGGCGTCTCGGCTACGGCCCGAAGGCGACGCCGTGGAATGTGCAGATGCGATTCGAGATGCGCCGTGAGTCGGCGGTCTCGAAGCTGATCCAAAACCAAGCGGGCACCTCCGAATACCGCGGCGGCGCGGATGGTAAGTATTTCTTCAAAGAAGCCCCTGGCGTGAACGCCGAACCGATCGCCCCGCAGACCGCCGTGATCGCCGGAGTCGCCGATGGCTCGGTGCTCGAAATCCTCAACCCCAAGCCCAAACCGGCAAAGAAAAAGACCGATGAACCTGAACCACTCTCCGCTTGAACTGAAGGGGCTTGACCCCGTGACCGGCGAAGTCCCTTGCGCCCGCGTGGGCGATGTGGACGCCGCCCGCTCGATTTACCTCTCGCTAAAAAAAGCCGACGAAGGCAGCAGCCGCAACCGCGCTCTCATCGACGGGATGTTCAACGGAGCGCCCCCCTTCAACGCCAACGATCTGAAAGAGGTCGGGCAAGGCGAGCGCACGAATCTGGATTTCGGCGAAGCCGCCGCGCTCAAGGATCAAGCCCTCGCAGGCTACTACGACCTGACCAACTCGGTCGATATGCTCGCCCGCGTTCGCACCACCTACGGAAGCCCCGAGCAAGCCGCCGAGTGGAGCGAAATCATCGGCGAGGAGTTCCACCGCACCCTTCGTGGATGGAGCGAGTTTGAATTTAACCACCAGCGGCTCTCGGATTATTTCGTGAGCCACGGCGTCGGTGTCTCGTATTTCGAGGACGAACTCGACTGGCGTTGGCGCGTAACGGGGCTCAATGAATTTCGCATCCCCCGAGGCACGCGGGCGAGCGAGGCCGAGATCGAGGTCGCCACAGTGGACCGCGAATACCGCGCCGACGAGCTTTACGGATTTATCCGCGACCCTGAGATCGCCGCCTCCCTGGGGTGGGATGTCGCCACGGTCAAAGAAGCCCTGAAGCGGGCTTGCGCCCAAGACACCACGACCTCCCTGGGGGACTGGGAGAAACTGGAGGTAGAGCTAAAAAACAACGACATCCTTTACGGCACTGCCAAGAGCAAGGTCGTGAAGGTCGTTCATATGTGGGTGAAGGAATTTTGTGGGTGCGTCTCGCATTTGATTTTCCTGCAAGAGCCGCTTCCCACCGATGTCGGCGCGATCAAGGAGAGCTTCCTTTACCGAAAAGAAAAACGCTTCGACACGCCGACGCAATGCTGGGTGACATTCACCTACGGCGTCGGCAACGGCACCTACCACGGCATCCGCGGGCTGGGCTTCAAAATCTACCCGCACATCCAAGTGCTCAACCGCCTGCGTTGCGGCATGGTGGATGGGGCGCTGCTCTCCTCCTCGCTCATCGTGCAACCGAGCGACAGCAGCACCCGCGCTCTCGATGACCTGACGCTCACCTACTACGGCCCTTACGCCCTGTTCCCGCCTGGCTTGAAGATCGTGGACAAAGCCGTCCCGAACCTTCAGCAGAACATCATCCCCGTCATCAATGACATGGCGATGCAGATGAGCAACAACACGGGGGCCTACCAGACCCGCGCCAATACGGGCGACAGCAATCAAGCCCGCACCGCCTACGAGGTGAAGGCGCAGTTGCAGAAAGAGGCCGTGCTCTCCAACGCCTCGATCAATTTGTTCTACCACCCGTGGAAGCGGCTTCTCACCGAGGTCTTCCGCCGCCTCACGCGCCGTGATTACAACGCCCGCGAGCCAGGCGGCAAGGAAGCGGTAGAGTTCCGCAAACGCTGCCTCAAACGCGGGGTGCCTGAGGAAGCGATTCATCGCGTCATCCATGTCGAGCCCGTGCGGGCGATCGGCTACGGAAGCCCCGCGATGCGTATGGCAGCGATCGACGAGACCATGTCGATCTTCGGCTCGCTCGATGAAATGGGGCGCATCAACCTGCTGCGCGACCGCGTGGCGGCTCGTTTCGGACAGGAAGTGGTGGACCGCTACATTCCTTCCCCGCAGACGACGCTCCGCCCGCCATTGGATTTCAAGATCGCGGTCTTGGAGAACGCAACGATGTCCACGGGAAGCCCGATCCCCGTGAGCCCTGGGGAAAACCATTTCATCCACGCCTCCACCCACCTCAACGCGGTGGATCAACTCGACCGCGCCGTGGCCGAGGGGGCAAGCAACCCGATGGAGGCATTGAGCGCCTTCCAAATGTTCCTGCCGCATTTGGGCGAACACCTCGCCCAGTTGGGCAGCGATCTTGTGCGGAAAGACCAAGTCGCCCTCATGCGCCAGCGCCACCAGCAACTCACCGCGAGTGCCCAACGGCTCGCCGACGAGTTGCAGGCGATGCAGGAGAACCAGCAGAAAGCCCAGCAGGCCGAAGCCGAGCGCCAGCAGACCGCCCTCATGGCCGAGTATCAGGCGATGCAGAAGAAGCTCGCTGAGTCCGAGCAGTTGAGCCCCGAGGCCCAGCAACGGCTCATGGAGCGCCGCGCCGAACTTCAAATGAAAATCGAGAAGCACCAAGCCGACCTGCAAATGAAAGACGCGCAGACCGCCCAGAAGCTCGCTTTAGAAGACGCCAAAGCTGCCGCCAAGATTCGTGCCACGACCGCAGCCAGCACCCCGCAACCATGAGAAACTACCGCGCCGAATACGACAACTACCACGCCCGCCCCGATCAGAAGAAGAAACGGGCGAACCGCAACGCCGCTCGGCGAAAGCTAGCGGCAGAGGGCCGCGTGAAGAAAGGCGACGGGATGGATGTCCACCACAAGGACGGCAACCCGCTCAACAACAACCCTGGCAACCTGCAAGCCCTGCGGGCCAAGATCAACCGCTCTTTGAAGTAAATGCCGAGCGCCTTCGACATGGCGAAAAGTCTGCTTACCGACACCGCGAAATGGGCCAAGAAAGGCTTCAAGCTCGCCTCGGGGGAAGTCATCACGAAGCGGTTCGAGCAGTGCCAAGCGTGCCCGTTTTGGAACTCGAAGGCGTGGGGCGGCTCCGGCAAATGCACGGTCTGCGGTTGCTCGACCAAGGCCAAGCTCGTTCTCGAAACCTCCAAATGCCCGAAAGGGAAATGGTAGATGGGCCGATTTCTTTTCAACCCGTTCACGAAGAATTTCACGGTGATCCCGAAGCCGCAGGCCGAGGGGTTTTATCAACTCGCCGCCCGCAACGGAAAGCTGGAGTGGGTGAAGCGGGAAGACCCGATGGCGAAGACGGTGACGATTGGGTTTACCACCACGGCGACCCGCGAGGTTTCCTCCGTGGGCATCCTCCCCAGGGTGGTCGTGGCCCGCGCCGATGCAGCCTATGTGAAAACGATCGACGAGCCAGGAACCTACACGCACGAGGTTCTGATCGACGACACGGCCAGCAACACCGCCTCCTACGCTGTCGGCGTGTATTTGGCCCCCGATCAAATCGCCGCGATCACCACGCTTCCCAGCACGGCGATTACTGCGACCCCTGTGGCTGACAACAACGGGGACAATGTCGCGTTTATTTATGTGATGACCTTCACGGGAGACGCCTCCGTGAATATCGACGCCTACGACTCACCATGACCACGATTGAAACCTTCCGATCCAGCGAGGTGCTTACGAGCGCCTTTGCGGACTTGTTAAAACGCCCCGAGATGAAAGCCGCCGTCGAGGCGTTGCGCGATTTGGGGTGCCCCAGGGAAATCTCGCCGCCGACCGGTGTGGGGTTCTCCGAATGGAACTCGCACCAAAACACGCGCTTCGAGGGCTTCAACCAAGCGATCGACGCTCTTCTCGCCCTCGGCGTTCCGATCAAACCGCGTAAAGGCGATAGCGACCTCATGCCCAGCCTCGAACCCGAGGATTGAACTTTATGTCAGACACCACCGAAACCACACAAACAACACCCGCGCCTGAAGGGGAACCCCAAGGCAAGGGAGGAATGATGAGCTTCGACGCCGCCGCGAGTATCGCGGACGCTTTCGCCAAGCTCCAAGATGGCGACGCCGCCCCCGACGCGCCGATCGAAACCGAGCCCACAGGGCCCACAAACCACTCTGGGGAGAAGGGACCCGAGGGCGAGGCAGGCAAGCCCGAATCCGAGGAGAAGGAGATCAAAGTCCCCACCTCCGACGACCTCGCCAAGCTGCGCGGGAAAAAAGCCCCCTCGAAGAAAAAAGAGGAGGCCCCTGCCGAACCTGCCGAGGAAAAAGGGTTGGAGAACGCCAGCGAGAACGCCAAGAACGCTTTTGCCGCGATGCGAAAGGACCTCAAGGCCGAGCGGGAGAAAGCCGCCGCGCTGGAAGCCCGACTCGCCGATCTTGAAAAGGCCAAAGCCGAGACCGACCCCGAGGAGGTGCAGCGACTCCGCCAACTCAATGAGGAATACGAGCGGGAGCTACAAGTCGCCCGTGTCGAGGCCACCAAGGAGTTCAAGGACGCGGTGGTCGCCCCCATGCAGGCGATTCGCGAGTCGATCAGCCAGATCGCCGCAAAATACGAGATTGTGGAGGCCGACATCGTCAATGCCTTTGCCGAGTCTGACTCCAGCGCCCGCGCCGACAAACTCAGCGACATCGCGGCAGGAATGAACGACCGCGACAAATTCGCCCTCTACGACTTGGAGACCCGTTTCGCCAAGGTGCAAAGCACCCGTCAGAAAGTGGTCAACAACGCCAAGCTCGCCCTCGAAAAAATCGAACAACACCGCGAGGAGCAGTCCAAACTTCAAAAAGAGGAATACGGCAAGCGATACAATGGCGTGGTGGACAAGGTCATCGAGGAGGGCCGACAAGCAGTGCCGCTCTTGCGCCCGATCGACGGCGATGATGAGTGGAACGGCCAACTCGCCGGAGCCGAGAAATTCGTTCGCGAACTCGACTTCGATGGGCTCAACGAGGATTCCCGCGCCCGTGTGGCTTACCGCTCTGCGGTGGCCCCGATCATCTACGGCCAGTTCGTCTCGCTCTACAATCGGTATCAGGAGCTTGAGAAGTCCCTGGAGAAATACCAGAAAGCCACGCCCAAGGCGGGCGGCGGCGGGAGCGCCCCAGCGGCCCCAGCCAAAGAAGAGTTCGAGGACTTCATGTCGGCGCTTAAAGCCAATTTGCGCTGATCGTAGCTAACCCCACAGGGACTCGATCTCTGTGGGGTTTTTCTTTTTTGCAACTCTTTGAAAATTGTCTGTTGACTTTGCGAGGTTGCAGGGTTATTACATTCCTGACGCTGCTTGCAGGCGGTAACTGCATGGACATTACTTGCGTGTAATTCCGATCCCCGCACGGAAAAAACGAACGAGGTGTAACAACCTCATAACCTAAACTTTTTGTTTTTTCTAATCCTATGGCAGCACTACAAAACATCGAACAACTTTTCGTGGAGTGGGGCGGTTTGATCCGCAACAATGTCGCGAAGAACATCGTAACCTCCGACTTCTACCTCAAATATCTTCCCAAAGATAAGTGGGTGGACGGTCAGGGCAACCAAGTCAGCTACCCCATTTTCGAGCGTTCGCTTTCCAGCGCCGCGGTCTCGACTCCAGGTGGCGTGATTTTTGAGAACTGGACCTCCTCGGGCGGCGATGGCGACAACGCCACCAAGAGCGGCACCTACACCGCTTCCCCGAATAACTCCAACCTCGTTGGAGCCAACGGCGGTCCGCTCCCCCGCACGGGTATGCTCGGCGGCGGAAGCCACATCGTCGGTCAGAAGATCGACAGCTTCGGCGTGACCGTTCGCACGATGAGCCTCAAAAAAGCGGCTCTCAACAGCCCCGACATCAACCTCGATGACCTCCAATTCGCTTGGCAGGTTGAGGACCAGGTCAAGAATGTGATCCGCGTCCTTTCCGAGAATACCAAGTATGTCTGGACCAACACTTACCAAGACGAGTATGTCAACGCCTGCGGCAACAAGTCCGTGGCGGTCTCCAGCTTCGACCCCACCACGACCGACTTCGACACCACTCCGGCGACCTCGAAGCTCACTTGGGGCATCCTCGAAGCGATCTACGAGCAACTCGGCTACAACGGCGGGTCAATCAACCCGTTCGCCCGCGTGGACGAGATGACTCCGATCTATGCCGCTGTCGGCGAGCGTTACACCTTCTCGGACCTCAAGCGCCAAGACGCCAATGTCCGCGACGACTTCCGCTATGCCTACATGGGCAACGGCGACAGCAACCCGATGCTTGCGGCCCCTGGCCTCAATGCCATCTACCGTGGCTTCAAGTTTTTCACGGTTGAGTTGCCGCCGCGCTATGAGTTTGACGCTGTGGCTGGTGACTGGGTCCGTGTGTTCCCATACGAGGCTATCGCGACCTCGCGTGGAATGCGTTGGGAGATCAGCGCCCGTTACAAGGCCGCTCCTTACACCGACACCGTTATCTACCACCAGGATGTGATGAAAGTTCTCACTCCTTCGCCCCGCACCAGCAAGGGCGGCATGACCTACAACCCATCTTATAGCTGGGCTGGCGAGTTCGTGTGGAGGAACATCCCTGACCGCGAGAGCAACATCGACGGTTCCACCGGCTTCTTCCGTGCGCTCTACGCCTACGGCTCGAAAGTCGAGCGCCCCGAGTTGGGCTTTGTGGTCCGCCACCTCCGTTGCGTGGATCGTGCGAACGATCTCACCGATTGCGACGGCGACCATGTCTGCCCTCCTGTGGCTCCTTGATTAGGTAAGCCTCAAACCCCGCCTCCGGTTCCCTAGGGGATCGGGGGCGGTCTTGAGGTTTGACCAACACATCAAACCCGACCAACCCACATGATTAAATTCCCGATGCCGGAAGGCTACACACTCCCCGAGGGCGCTGACAAAGGCACCTTCGAGGCCCTTGCAACTTTGGAAGTCGATGGCGAAAGCCTCGTGCTCACCGCGATCGACGGCCTCCCCGTCGGCGGCGAGGGTGATGAATCAAAGGAGACGGACGAAGAAGACGAAGCCTACGCCGAAGCCACCAACCCCGACACTGGGGATTTCCAAAAGGCCGTGGCGATGGGCATGGGACGGTAGTTCTCCATGGTCGCCGACAAGCTCAGGCTCGTAGATGGGTTTCGAGGGCTTCCCGGCGGAATGGACGGGAGCCAAGACCCTGTCTTGACGCCCGAGACTTCGGTTTACTACGCCGAGAATGTGGTCTTCCGCGGAGGGGCGGGGCCGAGGACGCGCCCTGGGTTTCATTATGTGGACCTCTTCGGCACTTTTACCGCCATCAACGGCGGAACGGGGCTTCTGACAGGGGCCACGGTCGTTCAATGCGCGACGGTCTTCAACCCTCCGAACCGCGAGCCCGTGATGGTCTTTGTGGCGGACGGCAATGTGATCGCGGTCGATCTGGTCGGGAAGGAAGTGACCTATGTGAACACCGACCAAAACAACGCCATCGTGCCGGTTTTCACGAATCGCACGGGTCCGTGCTACGCTTGTCAGGTTGAAGAATTTTTAGTCCTCCAAGACGGGGTTTCGACGCCTCGGGTTTTGGTCTTCACCAACTCGACGACCATGCGGTTGAATCTGGCGACCTATTATTCGGCAGAGACGCCGATCCCTGTCGGAAAGCAGATGGCTTACGGTCATGGACGGTTGTTTGTAACCACTCCGAACGGTCGGGAAATCACGGCTGGGGACATCGCCTTCGGCGGTAGCCTGACCTCGAAAGACATCGTTTCTTCCTCCGACGACGACCAAGTGGTCATCACCACGGCCACGGCGCACGGTTGGAGTGTCGGCGACTATGTGACAATCACGGGGCATAGCTCGCTTCCGGCGATCAACGGCACTTTCAAAATCGAGTCCAAGCCTGCGACCAATAAGTTCACGATCGCAGCAGCGGTCGGCGTGCCAGGCTCGGGCGGGCAGGCGACGAAGTTCAACGCAGGAACTTCCTCCGACGCGCTCAACTTCAGCGAAAACACTTTTATCAACGAGGGTGGGAATTTTGTGATCCCGCTGGAGATGGGGCCTGTGAAGACGATGGAGTTCCTCCCGATCCAGGATGTGAGCACGGGGCAGGGCGACTTGATTGTCTTCGGTGAACGGGCGGCGACGAGTTTCGCGGTCTCCACGCCGCGCACGCAATGGAAGGAGACGGCAGGGTTCCAGCGGGTGCTGTTCTCTAACATCGGCTCACTGGCCGAGACGACCTGCACGATCAATGGCGACATCTTTTTCCGTTCCCGCGAGGGGAACGGCATCCGCTCCTACCGCAATGCGAGGGCGGAGTTCAGTTCCTTCGGGCAAACGCCGATCTCTGCCGAGATGGACCCGATCTTCGACAAGGAGGATTTGAGCAAGCTCTCCCGCGTCTCGATGATTTATTTCGACGACCGCCTGCTTATGACTTGCAAGCCCGCCGCGGTGGATGGGCGGCAGGTCTATCGCGGGATCACGGCGATGGATTTCCGCCCCGTGTCGGCCAACAGCGGCAAGGGATATGCAATCTACGATGGGGTCTGGGGCGGACTGCAAGTGGTGACGCTGCTCACGGGGGTATTCAACGACACGCCCCGCGCTTTTGCCCTCTGCTACCACGGCGACGACATCGACCAGCATCAACTCTGGGAGATTACGAAGAACGAAGTTCAAGACAAAAATTCCTATCAAGGTAACGAGTATCGCTTCATCCGCTCGCTGGTGCTGACGAAAGCCTACGATTTCAAATCCCCCTACTCGGAAAAGAAACTCATCCACGGTGATCTGTGGTTCAGCGAGGTGGGCGGGTGGAGCCAGGAGAATAAAAAATTCACCGCCGACTTGAAATTCCGGCCCGACAACAATCCAAATTGGACGGATTGGGGTGACTGGGAACTTTGTTTTTCGGAGGACAATCCAAACGATCCGGGCGATGAACCTAGGGCGCTCCGGGGATACGCGCCACAACTTCGCGCCGTGGTGCCCGAGGTGACGACCAATGACTTCACCGACCGCACGATCGGGCGTGGGTATGACTTCAAGCTGCGCGTCGAATGGCGCGGGCGGGCGAAGCTGGAAAAGCTCCTCGTTCACTCCCTGCAACTCATCGAGTCCGTCGGAGCTGGGGCGCAACGCGACACGGGGGGCTGCGTTTTGGTTTTGCCAGACAGCGTCGAGGAGACTTTGGAAAACACCTACAAGGCGTGGGAGCCCGACGGGCAGACGCTCGACTACTTCATTCAACTCACAACCGGCGGCGTGGACTACCTCTCCACTGAAACCGGCGGTTTACTCATCGGCTACCAAAAATACATCTAATGGCAAACTCCACAATCAACGGGCTCTCGGAAGTCACAACCCTCGCAACGAACGATCAGTTCGTGGTCTGGGCGACTTCGGCAAACGGAACGCGAAAAGTCAAAGGGGAGAACCTCGACAAGCTGATCTTCCGGCAACGGTCGGCGGCGACCGATCCTTCGGGAAAGATCGTCCCCATTGTTTCTTATGCGGGCGGAGTTCCGGTGGTGGAGGGAATCACTTTTGAAAATTTCACTGCCCCGCTAGGCATCGCCGACAACGCTGTAACATCCGCGAAGCTCGCGCCTTCGGTTCGCGTGAACGCTTGGGCGAAAAAAACCGCCAACTACACGGCTATCGCGTGCGACCGGATTGCGGCGGATACGACAGCGGGGGCTTTCACGATCACGCTCCCCGCCAGCCCTGCCGCGTTGGATTGGGTGCTGATCTCCGACATCGCGCAAAAATGGGGCACCAACAATTTAACGGTAGCTCGAAACAACAGCCTCATCAACGGGCTGGCGGAGAACCTCGTTTGTGACACCACAGGGGAAATACTGCTGCGCTACGAAGGAACTACTCAAGGCTGGAGGGTTTTTGCTTATGGCTACTAGCTTTCAAGCCGCCAAAGCGGCGCTCGCGCCGTATGTGGACAACGGAATTGACCCAGAGAATGCCCGCGTCACGGCAAGGATCAATGAGGCCCAGCGCCGGTTGATCGACCACTACAACTTTCTCTCCCGTCGCGAGGAGTTAGAGAAGGACCCGTTGGTCTATGTAGAAAATGGAACCAGTGGATACCTCACCCTTGATGATCTCGACGCGACCAAGGTGATGATCCTCGCCCTATGGCGCGAGGAGAACAACGAACTGGAAATTGCGACAGGGCTGGAGCAAAAAGCTCTGGCTTTTGTGGAGCGCAATCTCATGGCCGAGGTGCAACGCGCACGCCGCGTCGTTACCGGCGAAGTGGGGCGGCTCCACAACGAGCTTCCCGAGGGGTTGAAATTCTCGACTTCGCGGTTGACGACTTTGCTCGGGCAGGCGGCGACGGAGGCGACGGCCCATTTGGAGTTTCTTCAAAGGCGGGAGGAATTGGAAGGCGTGACTTTGACAGCCTCTTTCGAGGTGAGGAAAAAACTCGTCGAGTCCTACCTCGCCACTTCCCAAGCGGCAGTCGAGCCTGCGATGGCGCTTAAAAAAGACGCGCTCGATCTACTCGAACGCGACACGATCGCGGCGGTCCAGAAGCTCCGCAAAGCCACAACGGGCGAAGTGGGGCGGCTCCACAACGAGCTTGCCACGGGGCTGAAGGTGCCGACTTCGCGCATGACGAAGCTCCTCAACCAAGCGGTGAGCGACGCGATTGCCCACCAGAAGTTCCTGCAAAAGCCGGATGATGACGACTTCGCCGCGCCGCCCGTGACTTTCGAGATCAAGCGGGCGCTCGTGGAGAGTTATCTGGCCTCGCTGGAGGGGGCCACGGAAGTCGCCCTGGGGCTGAAGAAAACCGCGCTTGACTTGATCCAGCGCGATGTGGACGCGCACGACCAGACGCTCCGCCGCACGACACGCTACGACCTCTCACAGACCTCGCCTGGTAGCTTCGGCTACCACTGGGGCCGCGTGGGGCTGGGCTTCGAGAACTCGCTCACCTTTTCCAACAATGCGATCAAGCGGGCGGTGACGAGCGCCGAGGAATCCCTGATGAACTCTGGCAAGTGGGTCGGCACGATTGCCGAATACACCTTGACCCTCTCGAACTCCGGCGAGGTTTTTCTCCCCAGGGAAATCGAGACCGTGTTGTTCGTCTCCTTCGACGGCGACCCGCGCCCCGTCCACGACCGGTTCGCCGAATACATGACCGGCGGCACCGGCATCCGCACGACCGAGAACCCTGGGCGCAGTGGCTTCTCGGACCTTGGCGACTCGGTGGACCCTGTGGATGGAAAGACGAAGCGCAAATACTTTGTGACTGTGCCGCAGGAGGACAAGGCGACCGTGATCCGTTACCTCGCCAAACGCCGTTTCGTGCCGCACACCAGCGACTCGGAGCCCATGTATCTGAACAACTACGAGGCGATCGCCCAAGCGGCGATGGCGGTCCTGACCAACGGGCAGCAGGGGAACTTTGAAGCGGCGAAGCAACTTCTCGCCGCGCAGGTTTACCAGCAATACTTCAAGCCACAACTTTATGGAGTTCACAACAAACCTGTCCTTGCCTTGCGCTAGGGCATGGTGTAATAACAGCGAAGGTTATTAAATGGAAACCGCACTCGAACCCACTCCTCGATTCTGCCAAGACGAAGAACTTGTTCATTATGAGTCTCGCAGGATGGCTGCGGAGGAGAAAGCCTCCGAAATCATAAGCCAGCTTAACGAAGAGGAGTTGGCCGAGGTGCAAGAGGCATGGGGGCTTATCGAGTTTACCTACCCGCATTTCAGAATAGGGGCATCCCCTATCGAGGGAGAGGACTACGAGGAAAAAAGAAGCAAGTTCAAGCCGGTAATTGACTTGCTTGAGATCGGGCTGGAAAAGCTCGACAAGTATTTTCCTGAAGAGGCCCCCGTGTTTCACAAATTCACCCCAGGGATGTATATCCGCGAGATTCACATCCCCGCAGACACGATTTTCACTTCAGCTACCCATAAGACCCAGCACCCTTTTGTCATCTCCAAAGGAGTTTGCGACATTTGCAACGAGGTCGGGGAAGTCCAAAGACTGAGTGCCCCGCATACGGGGATAACGATGCCAGGCACGCGACGGATTTTCATGGTCCACAAAGACTTGGTCCTCACCACATTTCACGCAACGAACCTTACCGACCCCGATGAGTGGCTCTTGGAGAACACGCTATCTGAAAATGAGCGGCTGCCGGACAAGGTCGCTTTTAAGTGCTTTACAAATAAAAAATTGAACTAAATGGCTTCATTACTTTTAATAGCCGGGACGACGGCGGTGGTAGGAGGAGCCCTTGCAGGCGGCGGGGCTCTCGCAGCAGGGGCAATGCAATCCGACGCCACGCGGAAAGCCAACGCTTCATCCAGCAAAGCCACCAAGAAATTCATGAAGATGGCTTCGCAGGAAGCCGAGCGGGGCTACGGCGACATGATGGCGGCGATCGGGAAGTTGGGAGGATCGCAGTCGGGGCTTTCAAACACTTACATCGACCGAACGGGCAAGCTCGTGGATCAATACGGGCAGCAAGTCAAAGAAGCCCTGGGGAATTTTCCTGATTACTTTACCGGCACTTCCGAGGTCATCGACAAAGCCGAACAGAATGTCACGGATTACGAGACGCGCTCCAGAAATCTCATCAAGGAATCGGCGGATCAGACCTACGACTACAACCTTTCGCGGTTCGACGATTTCACCAATTTCGCGACCCGTCTGAGCGAGGAGAACCAGAAAATCCGGTTGAACCTTGCCCGAGCGGCGACGCCGCTCTTTGACGAGACCCGCTCCCAGATGGCGCTCAACGATCTTCAGCTTACCCAAGGGATCGTGCCAGCCTCGGTGCAGGCCGAGATCGAGCGCGCAGCCGCCCAACGCGCCCTAGGGGCGGGAACCGGCGCGGGGAGCCAACTTAAAAACAACTTGTCGATGCGTGACTTGGGGCTTTCCTCCATGGCTGGCATCCAGCAGGGCCAGCAGAATTTCCAAGCTCGTCAGCTTCAAGATTACAACACGCTGGTCGCGGGCACACAGGTCGGGGTGAATGATGTTTACAACTGGATGGGACTCAATGTGAACAAGGTCATTGATGTCAATAACGAGAATAGCTGGAATCTCTTCCAAGCTCAGAAAGTGCCTCTCGACTACAAGATGGTGGGACTGAACACCGCACTCGACAAGCGGTTCGACTTGGCGACGAACCAAGCGAGCTTCTTGCACACGACCTACTCCAATGTTTATGGGCAGGAGAGCGAGACCGCTCGCGCCATGGCTGCCATGGAGGCGGCGGCAGCAGAAGCCCGCACGAATGCCAAGCTCGGCATCGCGGGGCAGGGGCTCTCCAATGCTTACGCCAACGCCAACCGTTCCATGGCAAGTGCCGTAGCAAACGCGCAACTCGTGAGCAACACCTCGGCCCAGATCGGCGGGTCTTTGATGGGGTTTGGAATGAGCGCGTATGGCGCGGGGGCGGGAAGAGGCGCAGGCAGTGGGATCGGAGCGGGTAACGCCGTCAGAACAAGCACGATGAGTAACGCGGAAGCATCCGCTTGGGGGCTTGGGGGTTAATCTATGAGAGTTCCAATAATCGACCCTACCACAGGGGCCAGTGAATACGGGGCCAATCTCGCCCAGTGGGATTGGAAGCCTTTTGACACGGCCATGAATGCTGCCAAGACGACTTACAGCATGGTCCAAGGCAACAAGGAAGAAAAGCGCAAGCAGGAGGAGTTCGAGATGGAAAAACTCCTCTTCCCTTCCAAGCAGAAGGCCGCAGAGCTTCAACTCGTGAAAATGCAGTCCGAGATCAATGAGAATAATGCTAACGCAGAAAGGCTTAAAGGAATGTATGACTCCAAATTTTTGATGGGTTCTAGCGTCTCAGGCTCCGTAATTGACGCAAGATATGGTGATCTCGTGAAAAACTCGCGGCTTTGGCTTTCTGGTGATTCCGCACAGCCTGTGACACAAACGCCCCAGGGTAACAACCCTTTTAGTTTATACTCTGATACTTCATTTTTTTAACTTATGGCTTGGAATCTCGCAGACCAACTTAATACCGACATGGGCTCAGAGTCGCTTTTCGACAGTCTGCCCTCTGCGGTGGATCAATTACGAAAAGAAGAAGCTGTAAGGGTCATTGATTCAGGCGGCGACCTCAATGAGAACTCAAAGGGGTCATTTGTTTCGGGGTCTAACATCGCTCCCTTGGAAGACATTAAAACCAGAGCCTCCGTGAACTCGGAACTACGAAGGGCAAAAGCGGAAGAGACTGGCAACCCCCTCGATAACTTTGAGGTTAAACAAGCTCCTCAACAATCGCCGTCTAAAAAAGAACTTACAATAGGAGAAATTGTGGCAGAAGGCTACGGCTTGATAAGCCAAGTCCAAAAACTCAAGAACGGAAGGACCGGCGCGAATGCCCGCGAAGTCGCCAGAGAAAAAGCTATCGACGAGCAATTTATCGGTCAGGTGTATAGCCGCATGGGGGATTTGTTTGAGGAGCGGAACATGGATCGCAACCTTGTTAGTAGGTTAGGAGCTTTGCCAGGCGGCGGGTTTCGCACTGCGGAAGAGATCGACCGAGTGGATCGCATCCGCCGCGAGGGCGCTGTGCTGAAGGACGACAACGGCAATGAAGTCGTTATTGAAAAAGGACTCGACTGGGATCGGGCGTTTGAAGCTGATAAACTTGTGTGGGCACAAGAGTTAAAATCCCGAACTAAAGGCGCTGGGGCTAGTGAAGGAGATATTGTAGGGGAAACGAATAAAATCAATACGGCATTAAAGTCGGTTTCAGATGAAAATGGGAACCCTCTTCAAGGAAGAGAAGCAGAGTATGAATCTCTAACCTCTCGTAAAGATGCGCTGCTTAAACTTCCTACGGGGGTTTCTCGTTTCTCCGACCAGTTTAGCAGGCTTTCAGATCGCGAGCGTAAACTTAACCTAGCCCTCGCCAACGGAGTCAATTTTGGAGATATTTCAAAGGATTCTATCCCTCAAGAACTCGCAAATCTAAACGAGCAAAAAATCGCTCTGGCTATCGAACGAGCCCCGACATTTAACATGACCGACCCCGCCGATAAGGCTCGAATGCAGGATTGGCTAAGTAAAAACGAAACGAAGTCTCTGCCGTTTAACGCGATACTTTCTGATGGGGCTGGAACTTTTGAGCCGACAGGTAAAGAAAATATCTATCGCCGCTGGAGCCCGATAGAAAAACAGTGGAAAATTGCGGATTTCAATAAGCCACAGCCCACCGCCACTTCGGAGGAGCCGGAAACAAATTCTGAGTTTAGTAAAGCAGGGCAGACGGGTCAAAAGCTACGCAAGGCCGCAGGTAAACTAGCAGGAGCGGCTGAAGCAGGAGTTGCTAGGGCGGGAGCCGCCGTAGCTGACCTCCTCCCACTTTCCGTAAATACGGGGGCCTCCGTTATAGAAGGAGCGGCGGGGGTTTTTGACACGCCCTTGAACTTACCCCGCATGGACTATTTAGAAGAAAGAGCCAAGAAAAACAAACTGGGAAAATAAATGTTTACTTTTACTCGCGAGGAACTTGGGTGGGGAGAGCCGGAAGTAGAGAAAACGCCAGCAGAGGATGAAAATGTTTTATCTACCCCAAAGTATTTTAATGAGGACGGGACCCCAATCGCCGATCGAGACGCAAAATACCTCTTCCAAGAACGCCCCACCCTCGGTGAGTTCACCGGCAAGATGCTGGGCGCTGGGACGGATCAGGTGCAGGGCTTGGGTTATGGGGTTGTGGGGCTGGCTGGCGATGTGGTTGGGTCGGAGGCGATCAAAGATTTCGGACTCGAAGGCTACCAGCGAAATATGCAGGATGCCGCCGTGGCCCGTGAAGAAGCGGGCATGGTGGATTTCGACGAGATCGACGGAGTCGGCAGCGCGGGGAAATGGGCGTATGGAACTCTTTTAGAGCAACTGCCCCAACTCGCCCCGACGCTTGCGCTCGGTGGAGCGGGCGGCATAGCAGGCAGGCAACTCGTCAAAAAGGGGTTGCAGGAAGTCATCGAAGAAGGCGTCAGCGCCGGACTCTCGCGCAAAGCGGCGGAAGCCGCGGTCGCCAATGCCGTTGCGTCCCGAGGCGGGGCGAAAGCCTTCCTCACGGGAACCGTGGACAAAGCCGCTGCCCGTCAGTTGATGGAGGGTGGGTTCTCCCGCGAAGCCACTGAAGCCGCCCTAGGGCGTGTCGCTGCCGGTAAGCTCGCGCCCCAGGTGGGAGTCGCCGCCGGTAATATCGCTTCCGGGCAAGCGATGTCGATGGGTTCGATTTACGGAGATACGGAAGACGCGGGGCTGGCGGTTACTTACGGAGCCGCTGCCGGTGCGGTCGAAGGTCTCGCCGACACGGTGCTTTTCAGCCCCTTTGCCAAGCGGGCTTTTGGCGTGGATGTCGCCGAGCGGTCTGCCAAAAACAAGAGCGTCCTTGCCGAGGCTGGCAAAGGTTTCGTCAAAGGTGTGGCCGTGGAGGGCCCGCTAGAAGAATACCCGCAGACCTACATCGAGCAGTTGGCGAAGCTCGAAAAAGACCCGAACTATTACGGTCCAGACGGCATCGACAGCGAACAAGCCAAGCGCGAGCGGCTCAACGCCATGGCAGCAGGCTCCGTGGTGGGCGGCACCATCGGACCTGTGGGTGGGGCGCTGGAGGCACTCGCCCCAAGAACCAAAAACGCGCTGCAAGGGCTCGTGCAGAAACCTCTCAGCGATCCCGAGACAGGGCTCCCCCCGAACGAAACCGATCCGTTCACCAGCGAAGCCCGCGAATACGAGCCGGAAGCCTACGACATTGGCAACGGCATCAATGCTCGCCGTTTCAAGATCAAAGGCACCGAGACGACCGGCTGGGCGATCGACAATCCCACCGAAGCCGTGCTCAAGGAATTTGGAAACAGTGGGTATGTGGATGATGGCAAACTCATCCTCACCGCTAACAGTGCAGGCAATACGCTGGCCGTTCGTGGCGATACCGCCCGCGCCAAGGCCCTAGGGAAAATCCAAGAGGACGACGATCAGGAGGAGCAATCCAAAGAACCCGAGAAGCGGGAACCACTGGACTTTGATTTATCCACCGAGGGCGAAGCTGACCCCAATGCCGATGTGCTTCGGGATTACGGAATCAAACCTGCCGTAAGCATCAAGCCCGCCCCAGAAGCCGTGGGGCGCAGAGTGCGCTACGAAGGCTACGAAGGCAC